AAGATGGAAGTCATCAAGAACACAGCTACGTGGGAACAAGAGATGGCGGCGGCTAGTGCAACCTCGTGGAAAGACGAGTGGTTTACTGTAGTTTTGTCGTTACCTCTGTTGGCTGTGTGTTACGGAGTTGCTATGGATGACTTGAGTATTATGCAGAGGGTGGGTATGGCCTTTGTTGAGCTAGACAAGCTACCTGATTACTACCAGTACTTGCTTTACGTAGCAGTCACGGCCAGCTTTGGCATACGTGGTGCTGACAAGCTGATGCAGATGAAGGGTAAGTAACTCATGGCTACAGAAGCAGAAAGAGCAAGACTCCGCTTTGCCGTTGATAAGCTCTACGAAAAATACTTAGGTAGAGCGCCAGAGCAAGCTGGTATTGATTACTGGATGCGTGAAGGTGAGTACGCTAACTTGCCGCCGCTTACTCCGCAAGAAATTGAGTGGAACATTGCTAATTCTCAAGAAGCTCAAGATCGTGTGGCTGAAACTGAACTTGATATATTTGAAGACACAACAGCAGATGATACTACGGCTGATGCTGGCGACGGTCTTGATACTGGAGAGCGTCTTTACGATTATACCAATAATCGGGAAACCGGAGGCTCTCAAAACTTATACTGGAACAACTTTTCTAGGCAATTAACACTAGATGAACTAGAAGCCGCTTATTACGCTCAAGATAATGCAAGAACTAGAGAAGCGTTTGGATCTTGGGATAATTATTTAGCATACATGAACGAGAGACAAGACCTCATTGATGCTGGTGAATACAAAGCAGATTGGTGGGACAGAGGTGTTGCTCTTGTAGATCCAGAAGGTCTTGGTCGTGATGCGGGTATGGACGATAGAGCGCTTGAAGGATCTATTATTGACGAAGGTGTGCGACAGGCGCAAATAGGTTACGGAGAACAAGAAGACGTATTTACTGATTTGTACGAAAAGTACACGGGCGAGTCTGTTGTTAAGTACTTAGATAACGGGGCTAAATACGAGTGGAACGGCACTTCTTTTGTAATGACACAAGAAGCATACGGTTATCACTTTGGTACAATATTAGGCGAAACTCTGCCCGGAATTGTAATTGGTGCTGGCTTAGGCCCAGCAGGAGCAGATATTTTTGGCGTTGCTGGCGCTGGTTCTGGTGCGGCAAGAGGCGCTGTTAGCTCAATGCTGGGTCAATACGTTACTACAGGTTCTGTTGATCCGGGTTCCGTAGCTCAATCCGCTGTTCTTGGTGGAATTGGTGGATTTTTTGATGATATTGTTGCCGCTGACCCCGGAACATATGGCGGCTGGGTTGTTAACGGACAGGTAGTTGGGGCACCCGGACAGTTTGCCATTGAAAAAATACAGTACTTAAGCAATGCTTTAGGCATCCCTTTTACCGATGCCGCTGGAATTGTTGAAGGTATATTAACAGGAGCTGTTAAAGGACAAGACTTTGAAGGAATTGTCCTTAATGCTGTAGGAGGTTGGGGTTCTGCAAAAGTAAATCAATACATACAAAATACTTTAGGTGATGCGGGACTTGATGTAGATAATTTCTTTAGAGAAGGCTCTACAAATATTAGTACCGAAGCTATTCAAAGTTTAGTAGACAACGGTATACAGGGGTTAGTTGATGGTGGAATGTCACCCAAAGACGTTTTTGTTACTCTGTACGATTTCTTTGATGAAGGAGGTTCTTTAGACTTTTTGTGGCCCTCATTAGGAAAATTAGACATTGACATTGACGCAGATTTTCCAAATTTCTGCGATGACTTTCCTAACTTTCCACTGTGTTCAGGAGGAACTCTTCCGGGAATTGACTTGCCTAAAGTGTGTAAAGAAGACGCACAGGGCGAAAAACCTTGGTACTGTAGTTTAGGGTTAAATGGAAGTATAGGTGTTGATGTAGATTTGCCTGATGTAGATTTACCAGAGGTAGATATACAAGTTTGCTCTGATGAGCAAAAGGCTAACGGCGGCATTGAAATTAAAATAGGTGACCCTGATTCTTGGTACTGCCAAATGCCAGATATTCCTCCACCACCTGATGTTGAACTATGTAGCGAAGAAGAGTTAAACAACGGTGGTTACACTGTAAGAATAGGCAGTCCTGATTCTTGGTACTGTAATGTTCCTGATATTGACATTCAGGTGTGTTCTGACGAAGAAAAAGCCCAAGGTGGCGTAGAGATCAAGATAGGCAACCCAGACTCTTGGTACTGTAAAATGCCTGACGTTGATCCTGAAATTGAACTATGTAGCGAAGAAGAGTTAAACCAAGGTGGCTACACCGTAAGAATAGGTGATCGTGACTCGTGGTACTGTAATGTACCTGAGATTGATATTGAAGTTTGTACTGAAGAACAACTATCTCAAGGCGGCGTAGAGATCAAGATAGGCAACCCAGACTCTTGGTACTGTAAGATGCCTGAGATTGATATTGAAGTTTGTACTGAAGAGCAACTATCTCAAGGTGGCATAGAGATCAAGATAGGTAATCCAGACAGTTGGTACTGTAAGATGCCTGAGCTTCCTGACATTCAAGTATGTTCTGACGAAGAGTTAGCTAAGGGTGGTAAAGAAATAAGGATAGGAGATCCTGATTCTTGGTACTGCCAAATGCCAGAGATTCCTGATATTGTAGTTTGCTCTGACGAACAAAAAGCACAAGGTGGCAAAGAAATAAGAATAGGTGATCCTTCAGATTGGTATTGCCAAATGCCAGAGATTACATTGCCGTGTCCTCCGACAAAAGTTAGAAACGAACAAACGGGTGAATGTGAATGTCCTGCTGGTAAAGAAGAAAACGCTTTTGGGTTGTGTGTAGATCCTGACGATAGTTGCCCAACAGGTCAACAAAGAGATCCAGAAACAGGGGAGTGCGTTGAAGTTGATGTAGACACTCCTGATGTTGATACTCCAGATGTTGATATAGATTTTGGGTTTACTGTTCCACAACAGCCTATGACTGATAATAGAGGGATGCTTACAGGAACTACAATTAATCAAGATGCCCAGCTTTTGACAAGAACGCAGTTTCCAATAAGGGATTTTTTAGCGGAAGCTTTACCTAAAACTAAACAAAACACCGGCATGATGACAGGATTTAAAGCATGACATATTTAGACCTAGTAAACAACGTACTGAGGCGTCTCAGAGAAGACACAGTAACGACTGTTAGTGCCAACACGTACAGTGCTATGGTTGGTGACTTTATTAACGACGCAAAACAACTCGTGGAAAACGCTTGGGATTGGTCTAATCTTAGGTCTACTCTGACGATTACTACGGCGGCTGATGACTACACGTACTCTCTCACGGGTTACCAAGACCAAGGCAAAATCCTGAACATCATCAACGATACCTCTAACCTCGTGATGGAGTACAGACCACAGACTTGGTTTGACGACAAGTTCTTGGTACAAACGCCTACCTCTGGTAAGCCAGAGTACTACACGTTTAGTGGCATAGACGGCTCTGGTGACGCACAGATTGATGTGTACCCTAAGCCTGACGGTGTTTACTCCCTGAAGGTCAAGAGCGTCATCAGGAACGTAGCCTTGAGTGCTGACGCTGACACGCTAGCTATTCCTAGTCAGCCCGTGATTCACATGGCGGTAGCTTTGTTGGCTCGTGAACGTGGGGAGACAGGTGGTACGTCAACACCAGAGTACTTTGCTATTGCTGACAAGTACCTGTCTGACGCTATTGCTCTGGACGCCCAGAAGCACCCTGAAGAAACTATTTGGTACACACCGTAGGGAGAAACTAGATGGCCCAGCCACTACAGAGTATTAACCTAGTTGCTCCTGCTTTCAAGGGGATTAACACAGAGGATTCTCCGCTTGCGCAGGATACGTCTTTTGCGGAGATTGCGGACAACGCTATTATTGACAGACGAGGACGACTGGCTTCACGTAAGGGCAACGCTGTTTTAACTACAGACAAGACTGTGTTGGGTACTGACTACCTCTCTAACATACACGAGTTTTACGACAGTGCTAACAACGAGGTAATCTTTAGTACTGGCAACAACAAGATAATGACAGGTACGACTACACTGGTTGACGCAACACCAGCGGCGTACACGATTACAACTAACGATTGGAAGATATTTAACTTTAACGATTACGCTTACTTCTTCCAACGTGGCTACGAGCCTCTTGTGTACAGCAACAGTCTAGGTGCAGTTACTAAAATGTCTAGTGTTGCTGGTGCGTCTGTAACTTCTGCACAGTACGCCAACGAAGCTATAGGTGCTTACGGACGAGTGTGGTGTGTAGGTAACGCTACTAATGACAACACGATCTACTGGTCTGACTTGTTAATAGGACACGATTTTTCTGGTGGATCTAGCGGATCTATTGATGTGTCTAAGGCGTGGCCTAACGGGTTTGACAAGGTTGTAGCTATAGCGGCACACAACGG